GCGTCCTATGCTATAATATAACATAGGAGAACACAATGGCAAACAAAAAATTCTTTTCAACAAAAACATACAGACAAATAGGTCCTGTCGCATATCGTCAATGGCGTGCTGACAGTCATTGTAACTTAATTCATGGCTATGCTATGAGTTTTCACTTTGAATTTGAAGCAGATACATTAGATGCCCGTAACTGGGTAACTGACTTCGGTGGATTACGACCACTTAAAGATAAACTAGAAGAATGGTTTGACCATACATTATTAGTCGCACAAGATGACCCAATGCGTGAACATCTATTAGAACTAGGTCGTTTAAAACTAGCAAAGATTACAGAAGTAGAACGTACTGGTTGTGAGGGTATTGCTGACTTCTTATATGAATACATTAACACAATCTTTTTACCTAACTGCGGTAGTGAAGAAGCAAAACGTGTATGGTGCTGTAGAGTAGAGGTCCGTGAGACTGATAGTAACATGGCAGGACGAGGTGGTCACAGGGAAGACGGAGAGTTTGCATAATGGCACAACTAAAAATTTCAGAACTATTCTATAGTATACAAGGAGAAGGCCGATATATGGGAGTTCCCTCCGTGTTCCTAAGAACATTTGGTTGTAACTTTACATGTGCAGGCTTTGGCATGCCTAAAGGTGAAGTAAGTAAAGAAGTAGAAGATATTGCCGCAAGGGTTCACTATTATGATGATTATAAAAAACTACCGTTGGTCAGTACAGGATGTGACAGTTATGCTTCATGGGATCCTAGGTTTAAGCATCTTAGTCCTGTTCGCCCCACCGATGATATTGTTGACGACATTATGGCTATGCTTCCTCACAATCGCTGGATGGATGAGCACCTTGTCATCACTGGTGGTGAACCTCTTCTTGGGTGGCAAAGAGCGTATCCAGAACTGCTTTCAAACGAGAAGATGAGGTCATTGAAAGAGATTACATTTGAAACTAATGGAACGCAAGAACTAAGTCAAGACCTATCAGTCTATCTACAGGGTTGGAAGATTAACAGAGAAAAGAATGCACTTACATTTAGTGTTAGCCCTAAACTAAGTATCAGTGGTGAGAAGTGGGAAGAAGCTATTTGTCCTAGTATTATTCGTCAATATGAAAGTATCGGCTTTGTATATTTGAAGTTTGTTATCGCTACTAAAGAGGATGCAATTGAGGCAGACAAAGCCGTACAAGAGTTTCGTAATGGTGGATTTAGAGGTCCAGTATACTTTATGCCATGTGGTGGTGTAGAATCTATTTATAGTATGAATGCAAAGAATGTTGCTATTGAAGCAATGAATCGTGGTTATCGTTATAGTGATAGACTACAAGTACCACTCTTTAAAAACGAGTGGGGCACATAAAATAGTCTCTACATGTTAGATTATCCAATATCTGATGATGTATTTTACAACAATGCATTAATGAGAGGCCTAGGATCAACCCTTAAGTTTGCATGGTTGCCTAAAAGATGCGTGTTAACAGGCAAGTTAATTTGGTTAAAATATGGTTATAGAATTACAGCAATGTGGACAGGGCCAGGTGAGTCCATATTTGAACACAAATGGCATGATAAGAATGCCCACATTATGTGGTTATTAAAAAGGTAAATATATGTATGAATTAAGATATCTGGTCCGAAACGGTTGGGACGGACCAGAAAAAGTGTTACAATATAGAACACAAAGTGAAGTAACTGATTACGGTACAACTACCCTTAACGGCAGTTTTACTAAAAAACGTGAATGGACTGAATGGCAAGATGTACCTACTGTAAAAGATAAATGAGAACATACGATAAACGAATTGGCTTTTTAGTAAGCTATCAAACCCTCATCCCTCATGGGGGAATAGGGCAATTTACAAAAAGCTTCTGTGAACTAATGGATCAACATAATATTAAAGTTGATATCATTACCGATAAAGAACCCCAAGATACTGAGTTTGTTAAATCTATCAAAGCAAATGTTATTGCCCCATTAGAGTCATTAAAGTATACCGACCATAGCAATATCTTTATGTACGGTGATACATTTTGCTATGAGCGAATGGCCAACTTCCGTAATGCTATTGTAGAAGCACTGGAACATAATTTGTATGATGTACTGATATGCAATACATATGAAACTGTACAGGTAGCTAGTACAATGGGACTTGAAGATTGTATTCAAATCATTGCATACACACATTTAGAAAGTCAAATCTTTAACGATACTAAAAATCCTTTTTTAAACAACACCAATGTGATGATGCGTCAACAATTAAGCACAACGAATATTGATATAGGAACTCAAAGTAAATTTAATCAAGTACACTTAGATGAATCATCCTATCATCTTCCTATTCCTATCACAGAAAAGGGTTTATTAGAAGAACATCATAAGCCACGTGAAGGTATATTGTTTGTTGGTAGATGGGAAGAAGGTAAAAATCCTGAGTTGTTTTTAGACTTGATTGAACAAACACAACTACCAGCAAAAGTAATGACTAGTGCAAATGGTGCAAAGAAGTTTGAAGATAGATTAAAGAAGATAGGTGTATCTTACGAAATTCGTGTAGGTATCATTGGTCAAGAGAAAGTTAACTTTATGACAAGTGCTAGAATTGCATTCAATCCTAGTATTGTTGAGAGTTATGGTATGGCATTCTATGAACAGCATATTCAAATGCCTACATTAGTGTTAGAACATCAACGTTGGACTAATAACTTTAACAAAGATTTCTTTTATACTTGTACTAAAAAAGACATGGCAAGTAAAGCAAAAGAGTTGTATGATATTTTTGAAAAAGCAGAAAGATGGTATAACTTGGGATCATTAGAACATGCACAAGAACAAGAAGCTACTGTCTTTCATAAATGGAACAACTGTTTTAATGATTTTGAACCTAGAAAATCCAATAGTAATACAGCAAAAATATGCAATGAGACTACAACTAAACACGTTGATTTTATTGGTGATCTAAACCGTAGTATTATTTGTATTGATGATGTACGTAGTGTGTTAACCAACAAGCATAAATTTAGGGTTATCTATACAGATGACGATACATATTTAACAAAAGATCCAAACTTTGAACCAATAGAAGAAGCAGAAGGTCTATCATTATTTGAGGGTTTATGAAAAAGATTTTAATTACAGGATGCTCAGGATACATTGGCAGTCATCTATGCAAAATGCTTGAGAATGAATATGAAGTACATGGCTTAGATATTGATGAACCACAAGCACCACTCAATGAGTTTTATCGTTGCGATATCAATAGACAATTTGTTATCCCGGGTGATATTGAATATGATTGTGTAATTCATTTAGCAGCCTTAGTTCGTGTAGGTGAAAGCGAAATAATGCCCATCAGATACTATATCACTAATTTAAACGGTACCATGAATGTTATTAACAGAATAAAGACAAAGAACTTTATCTTTGCTAGTACAGGTGCCGCACAAGATTGTACCAGTGCTTATGGTATCAGTAAACGTGCGGCAGAAGATGTGGTAAGAGAATATTGTACAACCCATCGATCAACACCATATACAGTCTTTAGATTTTATAATGTTATTGGAAGCACCGTCGTGGCTCCCACTAACCCCGATGGATTGTTCTATAATCTAATGAAGGCTCCGGAAATTGGATCATTCACTATCTATGGTAGCGATTATCCAAACACCAGTGATGGTACGTGTGTGCGTGATTATGTTCATGTAGAAGAAATCTGTCATGCATTATGTGAGGCAATTGAGAAACCGGCTAATCAGATTGAATGTTTGGGTCACGGTGTAGGTTACACTGTAAATGAGATGGCTAATCTATTTCAAAAAGTCAATAAATGTGACTTTGAAATTATCAAAGGACCTAGAAGAAAAGGTGATATTGAGTACTATGTACTTGAAGATGTGTCACCTTATATGAAGAACCTTTATACTATAGAGGATTTGCTTAAGATTTAGACTTACGGATAAATTGTTCAGCTAGCATTACTAACTCTTGCATTTGCTCTACACTCTCACAGTTCCATCTACGTAGTGCCTTATTGATTGGGCTATCTGGATCTCGTTTAGTCTTAGCACTTGCATGAGCCTTCTTCATTCCACTCATCCTTGCACAGAATGATTTACGGCGTTTAGCACTTTTAGAACCTTTTTTCAACTTACTTGGCTTAGTAGTTACAGCCGTCTTTAGTTTACTACCAGGATTCTCTCTACGATAAGCACTGACCGCTTTTTTACTCATTCCGTCAGTCTTATCCTTTTTATTGACCTTTTGCCAATCCTCATCAATTCCTTGCTCTTTCTTCTTACTAATGGCAATGGCGGCTTGTTGTGCTGGATTAGCGGCTTCAGTGATAAATTCGTTTGCTCTCATAGTGGTATCCGTAAATAGTTGACTTTATTGCGTAGGTATGCTACACTACATCTATTATTTATCACTTTGGACTATTACTTTGACAAATCAATCTATCAAACGCATCGGCTTTGCTTGTAAATGGGCAGAAATCAACAAAAAGGGTGAGATTGTTTCAGCCGAAGGTCTTAACACGGGTGGTACTACACAAGCATGGGCAAAGCGTAATAAGCGTGATGTTGTAGAAGAAAAGATTATGGATGTTGCTAAACGTAACATTCTTAATACACATGCATTGGTTAAGCGTGTAGCTACATTAGAACCTGAATTGCGTATGTTGCGCCTTACTAGTGATATGCTCAGTTTTTATACTATGGATGGATACAAAGAATTTTGGCATTCAACTGATGTACAAAACAGTTTAGAACGATGGTTTGCGCCAATCGGTGAGACCGCACGTGCCAATGATGTCCGTCTTAGTTTTCACCCTGACCAATTTGTTGTTTTAGCAAGTGACCGTGAAGAAGTAGTAAATAAGAGTATAGAAGAATTTGAATATCATTGTGACATGGCTCGTTGGATGGGTTATGGTCAACAATTTCAAGATATCAAAATCAATGTACATATCTCTGGTAGAAAAGGTCCTCAGGGTATCAGAGATGTTTATGGTAGACTCAGCCCCGAGGCACGAAACACACTAACACTAGAAAATGAAGAATACACACATGGATTACTTGACTGCTTATCGTTATCTGACCTCGTCCCTACGGTCATGGACATTCACCATCATTGGATTAAAACGGGAGAATATATTCAATCGACTGATGATCGGGTTAAAATGGTTAGGGATAGCTGGCGCGGTGTCAGGCCTACTTTACATTACTCCGTCAGCCGTGAAGATTGTCTTGTTGAACACTCCCGACACGAACGTCCCGCCCATGATGCGTTGATTGAAGCAGGATATAGTAAACAGAAACTTCGGGCACATAGTGATTACTATTGGAACGAAGCGGTGAATGATTGGGCATTGACATTTATTGATAATTTTGATATGATGTGTGAATCGAAGGCAAAGAATCTTGCCAGCTTTAAATTACTAGAAAGATACAAATGTTTGAAAAACTAAAAAACTTATTTAAAAAGCAAGAGGATACGCCTATTGCTAGGAAAGAGCTTCCTAAGCCTACTCCTAAACAAGTTAAAGCTAAGACTGAACTTACTGAAAAAGAAAAAGCAACGGCGGCAGGTGAACCCTATATTGCTATTACTAAAGTAGAAATCAATCCTGAGAACATCAATGATGGTGCATTTGATTTAGATTTCAATGATAAGTTTGTATTAAATCTTATCAAAGCAGGTTATAGGCAACGTGAAGATGATACAGATGTAATCATAGTTGATAGATGGTTTCAGACAGTATGTCGCAATGTAGCATTAGAGATGTATGAACAGCAGGTAGCTGATCCGGAGAACCGTACAGAAAGCCGTGATGCAAGAGTTATTCGTACAAAAGATTTAGGTAACGGTAGAACAGAGGTAAGTTAATTATGAATGATATGTTTGAATATATAGATTACATTGAACCAATTGAATTACCCGAACAACTTCAAAAATCTGATAAATTTGATCCTCAATTTTTACATGAGTTAGTTAATAATTTACATGAAAGTGAGACTGAATCAGTCAGATCCTTTATGATTAGGGAAATTGTAAAAGATAATAACAATAAAGGTGCATTTTGGGAATGTGTGTTGGCTAAACATATGCCACATACTATTAGGTTACTGCATAATGCGTGGCATAAGGATTTTTCAGACGGCACGGATGCTAAATTTGCCAGTGCTGTACGATACGAGTCCGGTGCATATCAAGCATCTATTGGCATAGAAAATAAAACAGGAACACTAAGAGTTTGTATGATTGCGCCCGGCGTCGAGTCACGTAGATTATTCTTTATGTTAATTCCATATGAGTTTTATTCTACCCGAAATCCTAATAGTCCTTTAAAAATTACCTTTGAGAACTTTAGGCCTATTGGTGAAATATGGGATAAGTATCGCTGTTCATGGGAAGGGGTAATTAGTCCTATCTTAACAGTTGACAATAATACACAAATAGTGTATACTGATGAATATCAACTTTTAATAGATTCACATGAAGTACGCACTTATTGATACAGCAAACACATTCTTCCGTGCCCGTCACATTGCATCACGCAACAGTGATACATGGGAAAAGATCGGAATGGCACTACATCTTACACTAGCATCGTGTAATCAAATAGTTCGCAAATTTGGTATTGACCACGTGGTGTTCTGTTTAGAGGGTAGAAGCTGGCGTAAGGACTATTACGAGCCGTATAAGAAAAATCGTGTTGTGGATACGCAAGCACAAACACAAGCTGAAAAAGAAGAAAATGAAATGTTCTGGGACACCTATGAAAAGTTCACAACCTTCTTACGAGAGAAAACTAATGTAAGTGTATTACGTGATCCTAAGGCAGAAGCCGATGACTTGATTGCCCGATTCATTCACTTGCATCCAGAAGATGAACATTTTATTATCAGTAGCGATAGTGATTACATCCAACTGATTACAGAAAATGTAAAACAGTACAATGGAATTACTAATCAATTAATTACACTAGATGGTTATTTTGATGACAAGGGTAAACTTGTTAAGGATAAGAAAACAAGTGAACCAAAACTGTTAGGTGATCCACAATTTATCCTCTTCGAAAAATGTATGCGTGGCGACGCTACAGATAACGTATTCAGTGCTTATCCAGGTGTGCGTAGTAAAGGTAGCAAAAACAAAGTTGGATTGATGGAAGCTTATGCTGACCGCAATAAACAAGGCTATTCGTGGAACAACATGATGTTGCAACGCTGGTCTGACCACAATGAAGTAGAACATCGTGTACGTGATGATTATGAACGTAATCGGGTATTGATTGATTTGACTTGTCAGCCAGATGATGTTAAATTATCAGTAGATACGAACATTCGTGAAGGTGTTCGTACAACTGTTACTCCTCAAGTTGGCATTCATTTTATGAAATTTTGTGGTAAATACGAGTTGACTAAGATTAGTGAACAAGCTGATACATATGCAAAATGGTTAAACAATCCTTATAAGGGAAGTTTAGTATGAGTAACAAAGAAGAAACACAATGGGTTCTTGTAGATTGTGTTAGTACATTTAGAAATCGTTATATGGTTGAAGTGCCCGTGGGTGTTGACAACTATGGTAAAGATAAAACATTGTGGGCGTTAGATGCAGTAACAATGCAAGAGGCAAAGGAATTCAGCCAGGAGTACCTTGGCGAACAGATTGTCAGTCATCGTGTAGTTACGTATGATGAGGCATTAGCTTTATCTGATAAGGACAATGATTATACAGTATCATGGGATAATGATACCAAAGTTAAAACCTTTTTTACAACATTGACTGACCAAAAATTATGACCAAACGTATTGGACCTATTACAATTGACAGTGAGACAGCGGATCGTATTACCTTGCTGAATTTAAAAGAATACAAGAGTTATCTCACAAAAGAGTTAACTGCGTGGCGTAAGAACCCGCAGACAGAAGATAATCCAAATGGTGTTTGGTTACACCCTGAGGATGTTACCGGTAATATGGCAGCTATCAATGCACTAAATATAATCATTAAACATTTTAGTGTTGAAGTATGACCTTTACTATTCCTGAAAAGACAATTAGAAAGATACATAATAAAGATCCTGACTTCATTATTGAGGATGGTATAACTATTGCTACACGTGCCGCAATGGAAATCACAAAAGATTGTCCAAAAGAATATATGTTAATTATTGAAAAATGTATTAGTAGTGGCTGGCTTAAACCAGTAGCATATATGAAAGAATCTGAATACATTTGGGAAAAACTAGGAGAATAAAATGAATAGAGATTACAACAACTTACAATACATTTTAAACAAAACACCAGAAGAATTGCATAAGTGGTGGTACTCATTGGATGATGAGGATCAGGCGTATGCTATGGAAATCATTGTAGAATATCGTAAAATGCTAGATGAACCACTAGTAGAGGACTTGTCTTTGGCAAGTAATTTATTAAAACAGTTTATGCTATAATGGCAAGTTTAGCAGAATATTTCAAAGCAAACCGATACTCTGGTAAATATAATATCGGTGATCGTGTTATAGGAAAATGGAATAAAATTCCATTCGTTGGTACTGTGGGTAATGACACACTAATTAATGAGGTTGAAGGACCACGTATTAGTGTGCACCTAGATTTGCCCATTAAATATAAAGATGTAATACATCGTGTTTTAATCGTTAAACACAAGGATGTAAAATTATTTAAATAAGGATGAATATGGATAACGAAAAACTTAAGGAACTTGCAGAAAAATGTATTAATGATGATGGATTTGCAGTAGGGTTACTGGCACAATTATTAATTGATGAATGTGTATTAGCACTTGATAGTGCTGGGAAATCGCATGTACATACTACATTTGACCAATCACAACATGCATGTAGTATTGTAGAAGCAAAGAAAGCAATTACAAAACATTTTGGAATTGAATGAATAAAATATCTACTCCTACTCCCTTGCTTAATTATACCTTACGGTATAATATGTTAAAGGATGCTATGGAATTGTCAAAAGTCCGAGATATTGCTACGGCTAAAGATATAGAAAAAGAAAAGATAGTAACAGCACAATCAACTAGACGTTTGGACCAAGACAGAGATTTCCAACAACATGTTGAAGAAATTAAACGGTATGAATCACTAAAACTTACCCGAGAATACCAAGAGTACCAATATCTATATAATCTTGGTACAAAGGTTGACATGTACATTTAAACATAGTATACTTACACAGAGGAAACACATATGACAAAAACACTAATTGCAAAACCCGTAGTTAAAAATCAATTTTGGATAGTTACTAATGGTGAAGAAAAAGTAGGTAACGTATTAGCTGACGGTTCAGGATTTGAAGTAAAATTACATGGTAATAAAAGCCATTACAAAAACACTTCAGCCATCAAACGTAAGACAAATATTGAATTTGAAACTGTACAAAAAGTAGATAAAACTACACATGACTTGCCCTTTAAGGTATACCCTACAACAGGAAAAGTCTTTAATAGCATGTTAGATATCAAACGTAAATTACATTTGTTTACTACAGGGCCCAAAAGTAAATGCTATCATGCAGCCGGTTGGTTTGTAATTCAACAGGGTAGTGAGAAAGAAACAGTTTTTTGCCCTAAATATATCTTTATTCAGCGTTATCCTTATCAAGGACCTTATAAAACTGAAATTGAGGCTAAAAAAACGATAAATAGTTAATGTTACATATAAAACGATTTATAGACAAAGTATCCATGATGGAGACTAGACAGGGAAAAGATGTTGTAATTCCTATCAGTGAGGCTCGGGTATTGCGTGATGAATTGAGTAAATTAATTATTGATAACTATGAGTTATCACAAAATAAGGTTGTAGCAGAACCTGTATTTCAAATAGAATTAAACGGTGGTAGATTTTAATGTCTAGGACACAACCTAAAGTCTTAATTGAACTAGTAGACAAAGTAACATACAAATGTGACCAGATTGTAGAAGCTTCTGGCATATGGGCTGTGTTCTATGAGGGTCAACCTATTAATCTAAAAAGTCAGCATTATTTAGATAGCGAAGCGACACCTAAGTATAAAAAAACTAGTTTTAGTAATCCAGGACACGCACGTAATTTGTGCCGTAAACTAAACCTACAATTTAAAACAGATAAGTTTACAGTAGTGTTTATGAATTCAGGTAGAGTTGTCTACCCAGATGAGTAAACGTAAGACCCTTAAAGAAACTATTACAGAAGTTGTATTGGCTCAACTTCCTGATTCCCTAAAACAAGATAAAACTATCCCAGTAGATAAGCTACTATTCAAGTGGTGGATGACTGGGCGCCAAGATGGACTACGTTTAACTGATGTAGGTGATTTAGCATTCAGAATGGCAGAAATAGAATTCTATCAATATGAGTTAAAATTACAACCAGAAACTCAATATCATGCCTATATATTAGAACTTAATAAAAAAATCAAATGCCCCTATTATATGGGGGTAAATAAAGATGGGAAGAAAAGCTTTCCCTATATAAGATTTTATGATAGCAAAATAGCTATGTTGGTCAGCTTGTATGGAAATGTAAATGAATATTTAGATAGCATAAAGGTAAAAAAATGACAGAAAAGAAAAACCCAAATCCATTCATTAATTTAGCTAACGAAGCTAAAAAGAAAAATACACCAATGTTAACAGGTAAAAAATCTGAACAGAAAGTCCCAAAGCCTAATAAAGGTTTTGGAGGTGCAAGTGTTGTTCGTAGAACGGGTAGGGGTGGTTAATACCACTCTCCTTCATTACGCATACGTTTAATGAAGGTTAGATAGGTGCTACATACTCCGTAGCATCTTAATTGCACAGTGCTAAACAATGCCCTGTCTTTTATTTCAGGTAGAACAACAATGCTAGTATCATTTACCGGAACTGTTCCGGGTGTCCACAACCTATTGCTACTAGTTAATGCATTTAAATTAGAATTGGGTTGATAGAAATAGTTGGGATATTGTCTTAATGATTGTGTAGTAAACCAATCATATGTTTCCTGATTTCCGCATTTAATCCAAAAACGATTACCCTGCAGATATTTGTCAGTTACCGGGATAGGTGCTTCTTCTGGACCTACACAAAGAGTACTATCTATTCTCCAAACGTCAACCATACAAGCAAATCCGTTATTAAATGATTTACCTATTTGGTCAGGTGTGTTGGCATATTCGTAGTTTTGCCCGTCGTAAATTCCCTGATAAGATATATATAACATAGTAGTATTTATGTCAACGAAATACATAGCTACCGCGTTATATATATGTAGACAATAAAAATCTACTTCATTAACCTAAAGGAATCTTAAAATGAAAACATTAGCAATCGTAATCCTATCAGCATTGTCATTAACAGCATTTGCCCAGACTGCAACCCCTGCCGCTAAGCCAGCAACAGCTACTCCGGCAGCTACTGCACCGGCTAAAGCAGAAGCACCAAAAGAAGAAATGAAGTTGGCTAAGAAAAAGGATGCTCCCAAGGCAGATACTAAAAGTGAAGCAAAGCCTGCTAGTCCAGCCCCAGCAAAAGCTGACGATAAAAAAGCCGAAACTTCTAAGAAGTAATCCATACAGACTCATAGCAATTAGGACCTGGGGTATTGATCCAAATCAGGTTCTAGTTGATGATGAGAGCATATTAGTTAATTCCCGTCGTATCATATTAAAGATTGAAACATCTTTGCATGACAATGAGGAACTAACTGAATATGTACAGTTAAGATTATTTCTAGCCAGAGAAATGGCTATGTCAAAATATAGAGAAATCTATCAGACGGCATAAATATATATGAAGTTAGGGGTTCTTCATAAAAACCCAATTTTAAACACACACATAGGAGATATAAAATGTTTAACACAGCAACTTACGCCTTTATTGACGGCGTTTCAGACTTTAAAAAGAAATTCGTAGAACAGACAGTTCAACACGAAGGTATCAAAAATGCATTAAACGGTTTCGTTGATGCACAAGCAAAATATACAAAACAAGCCGCAGATGCAGGAATGCAATCTATGATGAGCTTGGGTATGATTTTTACAAGCAAAGATTTCTATACAGAAATGGGTGACCAGGTCAAAGCAATGGTTCCTGCTTTTAACATTGCAAAATCTGCTAAATCTACAAAGGCTAAGTAATGAATAAAATTCTAGGAATGCTATTAGTGTTCCTAGGTTTCTCTACAGATACCTACGGAACAGAGTTAGAAAAATATATAGTCAGCCGAAATCCAAAAGACGCAGGCGACATTGAGCGATTGACCTACGAGTTCCATCGCAAACAATCAGATTGGAGATTTCTATGAACACACTTAAACAACTATTTAACAGCCTACTAGAGGCAATACAGTCTATCAAAGACTACAAAGCGAGTAAACTAAAATGAATCAATGGCAGCCCATGACTGACGAAGATTGGGAGTGGGTTAACTATGGTACATTACCAAAACCCGTTGACAAACAAGCTAAACCAATTTATAATTAACACACATACACTTTAAAGGAAATATAATGTCAGACTATACACCAAAACTACCCGAAGTTAAATTTAATAAAAATGGCTATGAACTGCGTACCGATATTTTAGCTATGGCTAAAGACATGGTACAACAAGAATACTCAAGTAAATTTGCTGGTTGGGAACTAACAGCAAAACGTGATGAAAAAACGGGTCAACTTGTTTCAACAGTCACAATGCCCGAGTTTCCTGGTCTAGACAAAATCCTTGAAACTGCTGAAAAAATGTACGGTTTTGTTAATCAAAGTACTATAAAAAAATAATATAGTAGTAATAAAAAGGCCCCTTAAATGGGGCTTTTTTACGGTTGACAATAAATCAGTTTGGCTATACAATACACATTGATTATATTCATTTAGGTGTTACTATGCGATTGATGTTGTCTTTGTTATTTACGATTACATTGCAAGGGTGCGGCGGTGGTTCACCTGCTCCTAATCCTTTACCCGTTCCTGTTGCTAAGTATGTAAAAGCACCAACCAAAGTATTCCCAACTTCATATGAGAACATGAAGAATACCGGGTATGGACAAATTAAGTTCCCAGCTACACCTATACCACTTGCATATAGTCTAGCTAACTTCAATAACAAAGGCAATCTGGACCTATTTACTGCAACAGTACAATATACAAAAGATAACTTAGTTAATGCCACATTACAGTTTTATGAACAAGATGGATTTGGTGGCTGGGATAAAATCAACTTGTTAACTAGTGATTCCGAAAGCTGTTTACATCCACGCAAAGGTGTAGTTGCTGATTTTAACCAAGATGGTAAGCCGGATATTTATGTTGCATGTACTGGATGGGATTATGAACCATATCCCGGTGAACATGGACTAATCATTCTTTCACAGGCAGATGGTAAATATAAATCTAAGAAAACAAACTTCTCTGGATATTTGCACAGTGCAACTGCCGCTGATTTAAATGGTGACGGATATCCCGATTTGATTGTAGGTGACTCTATGTGGGGACATAGAGCTAATCAAGGCAATTGGGGAATCAACATTCTGTTAAACAATAAAAATGGAGAATTCACTTTAGACAAATCTGGTAGATATTACTCAGAATCAAATGAAGGTTTGTTAACAAGTAAAATCAACACACTTGAATTTGGTCCATTTGCTGTTGAACTTATTGATGTAAATCTAGACGGAAAACTAGATTTGTTAATTGGCTACCACTATGAAAATGGATTGGGTGCTACTCTAAATCTAAACAATGGAAATAACTATTTTTTAAATAAACCAAGTAATTTTATTCCATCTGATTTAGGGTATGGCTTTGCATTGGATTTTACATTCGTTGTCGAAGGTGCAAATAGAATTCTGTACATAAACAAGACGGGCGATAGGTCTAAACCAACTGCAGGATTTTATGATGGTACTTATGTACAAAAATATAATCTAACTACTAGTACCAGCACAGTATTAAGAAATACAAGTTTAGGTAGGGATTATGCTAGCCCCTGGACTGCTTGGTTTGTACCAAGTACAGATGGGAAGAGCATTACTCCTTACCACTTCACTGCACACAATGGTTACACATTGAAATAAAAGGTTGACAATAAATCATTTTGGGTCTATAATAGAGTCTTATTCAGTCAAAGGAGCTAGTATGAACTTCACACAATATATGCTTGATTTCTATGGTCCAAATGGAGTTTATCCAGAGGGCTTCACTAGTACCCAAATTGGATTGGCTACCCAACTGTACAAATGCCGTCTGCCTGAAGGCACAGAATTCTATGGAGATAGCATAGACCGTGAACGTGTCCGTGATATTATCTTGGCCGCACGTGAGGAAACGGTTCCTGAATACAGCAAAATTTGACATTAAATGGCACTTGTGCTATAATACTTGTATTGAATTGACACAAGATATAAAATGACCAGCATATTTAAAACACATTTAGAAAAATTAAAAACATTTGTTGCGCCTAATGATGACGGTGTAAACAAACTGTATTTCTTAGAAGTTATCGAAAAGCCCGGCATGGTTAAAGCAGGTGATACTCACCGAGATGTAGAACGTCGGAATCAAGAAACTATGACGAATGCTTCTTTGCATCGTAAACCCGGTACTGAACCCATATATGTAGTAGCAAAAATGTGGGACGGGACGGTATTCCGTGATAAAAAATTTCATACCTTCTTGAAAAATAAAGGATATACTTTTGAAAAGAATGACCAAGGCAATGACTCTGAATGGGTCGAGAATGTAACGGTTGAACAACTTTTTACAGAACTTGCAGAATTTACTCGCAAGCCTGTATATAAAAATGTAACACTTAAGACTGCTCAACATTACTTGCTTGAACAGTTGCAGGAAGCTGTTGACGAAGGACATCAATATATCAATGCAGGATTTTGTGTTCGTGTTGGCAAAACAATAATTTCATTGACACTTACTGCAAGAAATGATTGGTTTCCCGTTTACATTGGTAAAAATCTTACTTCTCAATCTTCTGCTGAAATAGATAATGCAGATTACGGGATTGTGCCAAAGATTCTAACACAATCACTACACGGTGTAGATGAATTAGAAGATGGCGAACTCTCAAAGAGAACTAAGTTAATTATTCAAAATATTAAAAAAGCAAATACAGATAACAAGCCTGTAATCTTTTTTGTTGACGAGGTAGATGACTCATCGCATACACCACGATCTCGCAACATCATTACTCCGGTTGTAGAGTACTTCACAGAAAACGAGACATTTGCATGTATCATTCCGATGAGTGGTACTAGAATCTATCGCGGAGAAAAGATTCTTAAGGAACTAACAGACGGTCCCATTAAAGAATTATCTCTTGAATACTATGAGATGCAAATCCTACAACCAGAAACAACTTGCCGTCGTAATTTTAGAAATATCAGTTTCTACTCAGAAAAAGCTGACGGACTAGTAAACATTTCCGATGCTATGAAGAACAAAGATACTGGTCACAAATCTTTGGCTTCTTGTATTGTAAAATTGTTAGGAACAAATAATTTTGAATTTGTAGTAAATGAAAATTTCCCTCATTGGTTTATAAAATTTAGTACAGTAGGTAAAGGTAATGCAAATGCTCTTGTGCGCTACCTCAACCGAAACTTCTCTATTATTGAAAACAAAGAATATTATTTTGCGGCAATTAACGGAGATGTAACTAGTGCCAAAGAAGCACAGGAGTATTGTAAAGATATCATCAAGGATTACCCTAACAAAACTTGTGTGTTTGTAACTCAAGGAATGGCTACAACTAGTTTTAGTGTGGTCGGTATTGGTAACTCAGTTGTGTTTACAGACAATGAACTAACAGCCGACGATACCCAAGCATTGCATCGTAGTGCCACATGGGGTGAAGGTAAAACGGATTGTAACATGATAGTGGTCACTACCAATGATTCAAAGGAATATTTGTTCGATGATATATTCGAAGATGAAACAAAGGTTGCAAAAACTCGCGGAGACAAGATTGCCATCTACAAAGAGTTATTAAACAATAACAGTATGATTCATTTCCATGAGGCTCATGGATTTCGTCCCGTGATAGTTACGCAAGAAAATGCAGATAATGTTATTGATAAGAAAATGAAGTCAATGACAAAAATTGCAAGTATTATGGGAGTTGTAAATGAGTTAGATGAAGAACTCATTGACAATATTCTTAGTAATGTAAATGGTAAAAAGAATACCAGCAAAAGATCCGGCTCAGACAAACCCGATAATTTTGATCCATTTGGCGATCTAGACAACAAAAAATCATCTAAGAAAAGACTTAGTGAGGAACTTTCTAAATCAGAAAAAGAGAAAATTATCAGAGCATTTACTGAAAATTCTGTTAATGTCCCGGCTATTGCAAGAGAACAAAAAACTACAATTGACAAATTCGAATATTGGAATGAACTTGGTGTGTCAAAAGAATTGTTTTTCAGTGTGTACAATAGCTCTTGGTCGTTTAAGGATAGAATTGATGCAATTTACAATTTGTGTAGCGATGATCGCTACCTTATTGAAAACTATATCACTAAATTAGCGGCATAAAAAACTTTGATAAGATTAAAATTCAATGCTATACAACTCTAAATGATAAGTACTATGACTAAACTACACGTTTTTAGTAACAGGCATATTAATGCCGAAATTTTTAATATTAAAAAGGGTGATTGGATTTATTTAGAAAATTCTCTTTCTAGAAAAAGATGGTCGTTGTTTTTTAAATATAATAATATAGATGAAAATAAACTCGGATTAACGTATGTCACACAAGATGAGTTTTTTAAGTTAAAAGGAACAAACAACAATATGAAATATCCGTTTGATGTAGTAGTGGGTAATCCCCCATTTAATGATGATCAAAATCAAAAAGCAAATACTGGAAATTATGTAAGTGCGTCTAAAAAATTGCATCTTGAATTTATCAACAAATCTTTAGAACTTGCAAAGCAAGTGGTAATGGTTGCTCCGGTAAGAGGTTGGTTTGTAGGAAAAAACAAAGATAGATATTTAGAACGATACAAGCAAAAGGGATTATATCTTATTGAAAATAAAGGTATGCCATTTGATAATGCCGTCACTGGAGAAATTGGAGTTTTTCACTTCGATAAAGATGCGGAATTTATTAGAGATGAATTTGAACAAACTAATCCCTTAGCAAGTAGTATTGTTGACCAGTATAAGATGTATACTATGGTAGGCAGGAGAAATCCAGGTGAGTTAGCCGGTACACTACTGGCTATAGGAAAATACAGAGTTATACTAACATCAACTAAAATTCAATATACAGACAATGACGATTTATTTGAAGATCGATCTAGGGGTAATTGGCGTGTTGCCTTTAATCATAACGGCAATAAAGAAGGCAAAAGCATATATGGCGGCAAGGTACAAGTTGCTAAACCCACAGACTATCTGAGTATGAGCATGAGTTGTTTAGTTGTGTCTAGTGAAGAAGAAGCACAAAACGTTTGTAATTACTTAATGAGTGATGAAATTACTAATTTGATGAGGGAAGTAAAAGTTAGTAATACTAACAGCAAATATCACATGAGTTTTATACCGCAATATGTCAATGTTGATAAATGATATAATCGATCATGTTCGCAACCGAACATATATGGGCGGAATTGAGCGAGATCAGTTACGTGTAAAGGCTACAGGAGAAGTTTTTACTCCGACACCTCTTGTACAAGACATTTTAGACAAAGTGCCAATGGAGAAGTTTATTGACCCTACAAAAACCTTTCTTGATCCTACATGCGGTGATGGTCAATTCTTAGGTGAAGTAATAATACGTAAAATAGAAAATGGCTCTACATTTGAAGAAGCATTGAGAACAACTTATGGCGTTGATTTAATGATTGATAATGTTGATTTGTGTAGAGAAAGGTTATTATGTGGGCAAGAACATTTGCGACATATAGTAGAACAAAACATACAACAAG